AGGATCTTGGAGGATCTTGGAGGACCACGAAGGATGCAATGGATCTTGGAGGATGCAATAGAGTGCATGAGGATGCAATATAGTGCATGAGGAAGACAAAGGGTGTCCGAACGGCAAACGCGCGTTGGACACCCTCGAACTACCCTGCAGACCCCATCGGATCCTTCGCGGCACAATCTACCATCAGATCCCATTCGATCTAAGCCATTGATTCTATTGAACATTGTGCGCTGTGTGACGCTGCGCTGTGACACCGCGGTGCCCTAGCACTAAGGCTGCGCGCGCGTTATGACGCGTCTTAAGGCCAGGCGTGCGCGACCCGACGGGGGAACTTGCCAGCCGCACTCTTCGAGGTCCCCCCTCGGAAAATTCTGTAGAAACTAGTCAGGCCCTCGGAAAATTCTGTAGAAACTAGTCAGGACTTATACACGCCATTTGACAGGGCAGCGGTCGGGAACCTGTTGGCATCCAGCACCGTGTTCGTGTTTGTGTTTGCGAGTTTTTCGTCTCCGGGGATAGCGCACCCACAACCAGTTACGTTGGACTTTCGGAGGACCCCCGTGGACGTTGAAGCACTCAGTGGCAACGCATCGTGTCCATCGATACGCGTGACGGTAAGACCTAAAGCATTGGTTGATGTTGATGTGATTGCCATGTGAGTGCCCTCCTAGGGCGCTATGAGGGGAGTTTGACGGACCCCACGGTGGTTACTACGGAATTCCTCTGGGACCCTACAGGCCACGCAGCGGATGTTGAACTCGACACAGAGTCTCCTTGAACGGGGACTGTGGTGGTTGTTAGGGGCACAGGCTTGGAACCTTGAATGTTCCCACTGAGCTTTCCATTAAAGGCTTTACCGTCTAGTGTAGACATAAGGTACTCATTGAGTAATATGGATTATAGCTAGATACTGTGGATTATATAGAGTTCCTTATGGACTTTATAGAGTACCTAGTGTTCTTAATAGGATAACCTTTATTAAGATCCTCCCTTCGGTCGGATTCTTTAGTAAAGTTTATTAGGATTACAAGAAGTCCATAAGGTTCCTTAAGAGTCCTTTAAGAACTCTTTTCCCCCTTAGACCTCAGAACACTTCTTCCCCAAGGAAGGTCTGATGGAGGGATGGTCTACAAGCACTCTTCTCCACAGGGACGGGGTATACCCCCAGATTCCTACTTACGACCCTTTAGACAAGAATCCTAGGGTAAACCCCGTCCCTGTGGAGAACAGTAGTGATCACTCACTTCCCCTGCTGGATCTCGAACTCGACAAGGACCCTTCAAAGGAGGAAGAACTGCAATGATGAAGGATATGTCGCAACCAGAGGGTCGACCCCCTAGGGTTCCCTTAAAGACCTCTAGAGAACTCTTAAGGACTCTCACAAGCCAAGACCTTGTTGATTGTCTCCAATCCCTATTCCCAGATCGTCTGCCTCATGTAGTAGTCGATCCATCAACCCTTGGAAGACTTATTGGTCATCAGGAAGTCATCCGGTGTATCCGTCAGTCCCTTGAGGAGCAATCAAAGCATTCCGTATTCAACACCCCCTAAGTAGGAATAAAACCCCATGGACCCAATAAGCGTGGCTCTGGCAGCATCCGCAGTCTCAGGACTCTTTGGGTTCTTCAAGCAGAAGGTTTCCAACAAGGCGTCTCAAGACACCTCTCAGATTGTCAATGGAACCATAGCGGCTGCTAAAGGCGACACAGAGGCAGGTCAGCAGAACGCTGCCAAGAACATCTCCTATGGAGCAGAGCAGCCCACCACAGCATTCACTGAGGCAGACGACTTCCTCAGGATGAATCCCTTCTCGACCCAAGAAAACGGAGAGATTGTCCTTACGAACCTTGGGGATCCCAAGAAGGGCATCCTGAAGACTCGCGGTCGATCCACGGAAGCTACGGCAGCAGCCGGAATGCCCCAACTGGTCAACTCAGGTTATGGGGCTGTAGTGGCTGATCCCGGCAGAACGTCGGTTGATGTCACCGGATTCGCACCCCCCGGTTCGCCTGCACTTGCCAATACAACCTTGGTGGACCCCCTTGCCAACTGGAGTCCTTCGGAAACCGCTGGTGGAAACATCGGCAGTCCCGGTGGGGATGGCATGAGCAGCGATGGTCTCGGGTACGGGGGTAACACCAACATCTCCACTGAGGCTACCAATGCTGCAATGGCAGATGGAACCTCCAATGAAGGCTTCTCAGGACTCGGTGGTGACGTGGGGCTTAGCGGCTTCGGTGCTGGAGACGGCTCAGGTGGCCTTGGTGCATCTGATGGTGGCTTCGGGTCGGGAGGATTCGGCACAGGTTTTGGGGGTGCTATCGGCTCTGGGTTCGGTGGTGCTGGTATCGGCATGGGCGGTGTGGGCACTGGCGCAGGGCAGGGTGACGGCTTTGGTATCGGCCTTGGTGGCACAGGCGTTGGCGAAGGTATTGGAGGCGGCGAAGGTATTGGCGGTGGCGCGGGCATGGGCGCAGGCGAAGGTGGCTCCCTTGGGGGCATCTAAACAATTCAAAGGAACCTATGAAGGACGAATCAGACAAGGCTGAGTTTTCTGAACTCATGGGTAACAAGACCCTCAAGTCCGAGTACAACAGAATGGAGACCCTTAGGGAGACCTACCTGAACCGTGCTCGGGCTGCTGCCGCAATCACAATCCCGGCCCTTGTGGTCCCCAAAGGCTTCACGGCTTTCTCGACCCTACCGACTCCCTATCAATCCATGGGAGCGCGGGGGGTAAACAACCTGGCATCCAAACTCCTGCTTACCCTGCTGCCCCCCAACGAGCCGTTCTTCAAGCTCTCGATGGATGACAGTGTCCGCGAGAAGCTCGGAGCCAAGGTCGGCGAAGTGGACAAGGCGCTCTCGCAGGCTGAGCGTGCAGTCACTCGGGACATCGAGACGGCCCAGTACAGGCCCGCAGTGTTTGTCGCACTGAAGCACCTACTGGTCTCGGGCAATGTCCTGACCTACGACGACGACGATAGCCGCGCTCTCAGAGTGTTCTCGCTGACCCAGTACGTCGTTGACAGGGACTCCAGCGGTCATGTCATGAAGATCATCGTGAAGGAGACAACCTCCCCCGATGCGCTTCCGAAAGAGATTCGTGAACAGGTCCAATCGCTTGTCCCTCAATCGGACAATCATGACTCCACGCAGATCCAAGAAATTGATCTTTACACCGGAATCTACCGGGACGACGACAAGTGCTACGTCTGGCAGGAAGTCATGGGCATCAAGATCCCCGGATCCCAAGGCAGCTACCCGAAAGAGCGTTGCCCTTGGAATGCCCAGCGGTTGATCTACGTCGAAGGCGAGGACTATGGTCGAGGCTACGTCGAGGAGTTCTACGGTGACCTGAAGTCGCTTGAGGTCCTCACACGCTCGATGGTCCAAGGAGCCGCTGCTGCCTCCAAGCTGGTCTACATCGTGAACCCCAATGGGGTAACCGATCCTGACGACTTGGCAAGGGCAGAGGGCGGTGATGTCATCCCCGGTACGTCTGACGATGTCCATGTCATCCAGACCCAGAAGGGCAGTGACTTCAACGTGGTCGAGCAGCGCATCCAGCGTCTGACTGAGCAGTTGTCGTTTGCGTTCCTGCTGAACTCCGCAGTGCAGCGTCAGGCAGAACGGGTAACCGCAGCCGAGATCAAGTACATGGCTAACGAGTTGGAAGCCGCCCTCGGTGGAATCTACTCATCCCTGTCGCAGGAGTTCCAGCTTCCTCTGGTGCGCTCCCGCATGGCCTCTATGCAGCGCCGTGGTCTCCTTCCGAATCTCCCCGCCAAGCTCGTGCAGCCCATGGTCACCACCGGGGTTGATGCTATTGGCCGAGGCAATGACTTCGAGAAGCTCCGTGCGTACATCGGGTTCCTTGCTGAGTCCTTAGGGCCGCAGAAGGTAGCCGAGATTCTCGATTCCTCTGAGGTCGCTAAGCGTGCAGCAGCGGCGATGGGTATCAACGAAGACGGACTTGTTAAATCGCCTGAGCAACTCCAAGCTGAACAACAGGCACAGATGCAAGCAATGATGGCTCAACAAGCAGCAGGCCCTATGGCAGGCGCAATGGCTCAAGCAGCTATGGCCCCTCCCGATCAGCCCCAACAGTAACTTTCCTAGGAGGAATACCGAATGTCAGAGAAGCAGATTCCGCAAGCGAAGGTTGTCCCTGAGGTCAACCAGATCGAAGTCCTCAAGGCACAACTCGCTGCGGCCCAAGAAGAACTCAAAGCACGAACCAGCGAGACCGCAGTTGATGGTTTCGTTCACGGCATTGAATCGAATGTGAAGGCCCGCGTGACCCTCGCAAACGGCTCGGTGCGATTGGACTACTGAACATGGCAGAAGCTAATGCAACTCCTGCAGTTCCTACGGCTCCTGCCCCCGGCACCCCAGAACACGATGCAGCCTTGGCAGCTTCGTTTGATGCTAAGGGTGGCAGGACGGTCGATGAGAATGGGGTCGAAAGTACCCCGTCGGAGAAGCCCGCTGATGCGGCCCCTACCACCCCAGCGCCAGCGCCTGAGAAACTCCTTGCGGGCAAATACAAGACCGCTGAGGATTTGGAGAACGCATACAAGGCTCTAGAAGCCCGCCTAGGCGCTCCGAAGGACACGGCAGCTACTACCCCCGCACCAACCCCCACCGACGCAACACAGGCCCCTACAGACGCTCCCAAGGGCATCGACTACAGGGCCATTGGGGATGAGATCGCGGCATCCGGTGACGTTTCGGCTGATACTCGGGCGGCTCTTGCCAAGACCGGGATGCCCGACTCGATGATTGACACCGTCGTTCAGGGCCTGAAGAACCAGTACACCGAGATGCAGAACCAGGCATATGAGGTTGCTGGCGGCAAGGAACAGTTCGAGGTCATGCGTGAATGGGCGAAGACGAACCTTTCCGATACCGAGAAGAATTTCCTTCAGGCGCAGACCGCTGCCGGTAAGGAACAGGCAATGCTTGCTGTTCAGGCACTCCGCTCGCGGTACGAAGCAGTCAACGGAAAGCCCCCGGCAGTTCTGGTGGATGGCAACAAAACGTCATCGAACGTCGGCTATGAGTCGCGCTACCAGATGGTGGCCGACATGAGGAACCCGCTGTACAAGGCTGACCCCGCATTCCGGGCGAAGGTCGAGCAGCGAATCATGGCCACCACGACGTTCTAAAGAATACGGGTTCAGGCAGGTCCCCGTCTCCTCCGAAATACCTCCCCCCTCGGAATCAAGGGCCTTGGGGTCACTGGTGCGTTCTCCACGACTGGTGACCCGAAGGCCCTCCAAGGCTTTCTACCCTCAACTCCTAGACTTCAGCGAAGCGGCTGGCCCATTGCGATGGACACCCTGCAAGCGGTAGCGAAAGGCGAGTGAGTGTGGGACTAGAAGCAAACCCCCTTAACTCTATGAATCTCTCACAATCATGAGCAACGCAACTCCTGCAATGTTCGGCGCAGCCAACTCGGCTGGTGACCGCAATGCACTCTTCCTCAAAGTCTTCGGCGGCGAAGTCATGGCCGCTTTCGCAGAATCGAACGTCTTCCTCGACAAGACGATGGTTCGCAGCATCGCCTCTGGTAAATCTGCTCAGTAAAAAGCCCGGTAGCTGAGCCTAAAACTATTTAATTGCTGGAAACACCCTCGCGGCCAATCAGCAGCGAAGCCTGACCTAACGGCAGGAACGTTCAACGACTATCCCGAAAGGGAGTAGATACAAAGGTATCGAAATGGTAGTTAGTAGCCATGACACTAAAGTGTGTCGTTCGTGCGGGACTGAAAAGCCCATTGACAAGTATTACGTTCACTGTTCCGATCCTATTAAAGGAAAGGTGTATCAGGCGCAGTGCAAGGAATGCCATATCGAGCAACAACGATATCGCAAGCTTGGCGTGTGCAATGTCAAATACGATGAGATGCTCCTTGCCCAGAGGGGTAAGTGCGCGATTTGTTTCTCAACCCTGAATTCCTCCCGTTACACCAAGTTCTGTGTGGATCACAACCACACGACAGGACAGGTGCGAGGGCTGCTCTGCGTCGGTTGCAATACCGCACTAGGGCTGATGAAGGAATCCCCAGAGAGATTCTTGAGCGCAGTCGAGTACCTCAAAAAGTTTCAACTTGCTGCTAAAGATATAGTCTGATCTGCATAGCAATATGCAGCGGTGTGGAATTAACCGTCCCACACGGGTGCGCCTCTGAAACGCACTGAACATCCCAAGTAGCAGTCTCTGTGAGAATTCACACACAGAAACTGTGACATTTGTCCCGGCAACTTGGAAGGTTGTAGCTGGATATCACACCCCCGGCACCCAGATCCTCGGTCAGAACACCAACGTCAACGAGCGTGTGATCGTCATTGACGACCTGCTCGTGTCGAGCGTGTTTCTCGCCAACATCGATGAAGCGAAGTCGCACTACGATGTCCGTTCGGAATACTCGAAGCAAGTTGGCCTCGCGCTGGCTCGTACTCTCGACCGCAACCTGGCGCAACTCGTGTGCCTCGCAGGTCGCGCTTCGGCAACCATTCAGGGCGGCTTCGGCGGCTCGGTGCTGGTCAATAGCTCGTACGGTTCGGACGGTGCAGTTCTGGCCTCCGGTATCTTCTCCGCTGCTCAGGCAATGGACGAGAAAGATGTGCCGATGGATGAGCGCTATGCCGTTATTCGTCCGGCTCAGTATTACCTGCTGGCTCAGACCACCAACGTCCTGAACAAGGACTGGGGCGGCTCGGGTGCTTATGCAGATGGCACCGTCATGAAGATCGCCAACGTGGCCATCATCAAGTCGAACAATATGCCCCAGTACGTTGTTGCTGACGGAATGTCCCAGTATCGCGGTGACTTCACCAACAGCCGTGGCGCAGTCTTCCACAAGTCGGCTGTGGGCACCGTGAAGCTCATGGACGTTGCTACCGAAGCTCAGTACCAGATCGAGCGTCAGGGCACCCTCGTGGTCGCTAAGTATGCCCTCGGCTCGGACATCCTCCGTCCCGAAGCCGCCGTCGAGTTGCGTATTGCCTAAGCAACCCTCTAACTAAGGAAACACTTCAATGTCTATCGGTCAAGAAAGTGCTCTGTTTAGCCCGGCGACTCTGTCGGCTAACGGTAGCACCACCTCCATGACGCTCCCTTCGGCGGGTCTCAACCTCCTCGAAGTCTATCTCGGCACTGGCGCTACCTTCGGTTCGGGTACTGTCACCGTTCAGTCCTCGCCGGACGGTGGTACGACTTGGGTAACCAGCCCCATCGGTACTGCTACGTTTACCTCGGGTTCTGCCAACACCCTCGTCAACCGCTTCTTCGTCTACGGCCCCGTGGTTCGCTTCACGCTGGCAGGTGCCACTTCGCCGTCGCTGGACATCCGTGCGATTGCCAAGGAAGTCCGTGAGCCGCGTGGTGCTTCGGCATCGGCTCCCAACAGCCCCAGCATTGGCGCTCCGGTTACGTTCGCGTTCACTGCGAATGCCACCTCGGCGACCATCATGGTCCCCAGCTATGATCAGTCGCTGGTGACGGACGTTGCTGTTGCAGCTTCGGGCACCTTCGGTTCAGGGACTCTGACTCTTCAGACCAGCCCTGACGGTGGTACGACTTGGTTCGCGGTGGGCACTGCTGTTACCGCTGCCGGTTACATCACTGTGGGTACTCCGCTGCTCGTTCCGATGCAGTTGACGGCTAACACCCATCGGATGTTCCGTCTGGTTCTGACGGGCGCAACCTCGCCTGCGATCAGTGCCCGTGTGATCCTGTAAGGAGACCACAATGGCCCTTACTACCTCAGTCTTTGTTGGCCGCATTCAGGGCCAGACTTCGGGTGGTACTGCCATCACCACGCTGAATCCGGTTACGATCTTTGGTGACAACACCATGTCGTACACGGATGCAGCGGGTGTCGTTCGCAATATCTCCATTCGAGGCGATATTGGTCCGTTGATTGATGCCATCTTCAAGGGCACCAACGGGTACAACACAGGCCGTTTCAACAACAAGCCTGTGCTTACCGTCAACGGTCAGGGCGGCAGAACCGACTCCTAAACCCCTAAGCCACTCTACCTCGCCCCTCCGCTTGGATAGGGTGGCTTTCTTTGCGAATTCAAAAATGGCAGACCTCTCAATCAACCTCGTTCCTACTACAGACATCGAAGCGGTGAATGGGATGCTTGCCCTGATCGGTGAAGCCCCAGTCTCGAATATCTTGGACACTGGTAGCTCGGACGTAAACCTTGCAACGCAGTGCATCCGTAATGTCTCCCGCAGTTTTCAGTCACGCGGATGGTCCTTCAATGTGGACTCTGAAATGCCGATGGTGCGTGACTCCAGCGGAAACTTGAATGTCCCCAGCAATGCCATCGTAGCGGCGATCTCCAAAAGTCAGGGACGCAATGGTGTCCAGCGTGGTGCGCGGATGTGGGATTTGGACAACTTCACGTTTGCATGGGACTCAGACCTGAACATGGACTTCGTGTGGTTCATGGCTTTCAACGACTTGCCTGAACACGCTCGGTATCACATCTACAGTTCAGCGGCGCTGCTCTACGCCCGCAGTCAGATGTGCACCCCGATCATTGTTCAGAACGCCCAGCAAGAAGAAGCTCGTGCTCGCACCATCTTCAAACAAGTGGAGCACCGTATCGCCCCGCAGAACGTGTACCGCTCGGGCACGCTCGCACTCGACCTCCTCAGGGAGCCTAATTACGTTTACATACCGGGACGCTAAATGCCTATCTCTCAGATCCTCCCGCTGCCTCTGGATGGAGTCTCGCAGCAGCCTGACGAAATCCGTGCACCAACCTGCGCTGCGATCATGGACAACTGTGACGCGACGATGGTCCGAGGTCTGAGTACCCGCCCCGGCACCAAGCACATAGCCCGCCTTAGTTCGCTAACGGCGGCATCCTATGCGAACTCTCATGTTCACTTCATTGACCGCAGTCCCACAGAGAAGTGGATGCTGGTCCTGAATGGTTCTACGGTACAGGTGGTCAATGCTCTGACAGGTGCACTGGCAACCGTCTCGTATCAGGATGAGTCAGGGGCAAGTATTTCCGCTCCCTCGTACCTGACGGCATCGGATCCTCGGAAGAGTTTCAAATGCCTTACCGTGGGTGACTACACGTTCGTTGCGAACCGTGAAGTGACGGTGGGTTCTTCAACAATCACCACGAGCTACGGCACCACGAACTTCTACAAGGCGGCTGCGGATGTACCCGCCACCCCCGCATCGGGCACTCTGTACATTGTCACCGGGACTTCTGTGGACGGCTCAGGTCGCTACTACCTGAAGCAGAGCACACTCTCATCTTCGGTGTACACGGAGACCTGTGCTGCGAGCGTAACTGCCCCCAACAAGGCAGACCTTCCGTGGACGCTGGTGAAGACTGGCGCGACTACTTTCGTTCTCCGAAGGGGTAACTATCTTCCTCCGCAGGTTGGTGATGACGCATCGAACTTCCCCGCCTCGTTCATTGGGCGGCAGATTCGCGATGTGTTCTTCTATCGGGGACGCCTGGGTTTCCTAACGTCCTCTTCGGTGTTGATGTCGCAACCCATCACGAACATCAATGCAGCCTTGGGTATCCAGTACAACTTCTATCGGAAGTCCATGACTGTCGTCGCAGCCGATGACCCGATTGATGCAACTGTGGCTCACCCCCGTGCTCCTACGTTGAGCGCAGCGGCACTCTTCAACAAGACATTATTGGTCTTTGGGGACACCGTGCAGTTCCAGTGTCAGCCTCAGGGTGACGTTCTGTCGCCTGCTACGTTTGCGCTGAATCCCGTCACGGAGTTCGACTGCAGTCAAACCGTAAGACCTGTGGGACTAGGTCCTAAGGTGTACTTCACGCAGCCCTCTTCGGGTGGTATGCGGCTTCGAGAGTTCTTTGTGCAGAAGCTCGGCGTCATTCAAGACGCTATTGATGTCACGCTGCAGTGTCCTACCTACGTCAGCCCGAATGTGTTCACGATGGCCACTTCCACCACGGAAAACCTGTTGGCATTGGCGAACACCGCGTACACGCCGCTATACGGAACACAGGATGTGTCGCCCGCAAGCTACCTGTACATCTATCGCCCGCAGTTTGATGGGGAGGGTAACCGCACACAATCGAACTGGAGCCGCTACACGTTTCCAGCAAACGATAGTGATGCGATTATCGGCATGGGTGTTTCACAGTCCGTCATGTACCTTCTGTGGTATCGCACGACTGGCATCTACTTGGAGACGTTGGATTGGGTTACCCCAGCAGCAGCGTTTGTCACGCGGGGTGACGTGCCTTTTGCAGACGGTATTGTGAACACGCAGCCAAGCTGGATCTGTCTGGACAGGGTCTCAAGTTTCGCGTCAGGGACGGGGACCTACAGCAACACCACCGGCTACACCACATGGACGGGTGCGTGGGACACCACGAACTACACCAGCCTAAATGGGGTAGTGACATCCGTGAGTCCCGGTGAGACCGTTGCAATCGAGGTGGTGAACGCCACAACCATCCGTGCGTTCGGGGACTACTCTGCAAAAGCCATTGCGATTGGCGTACCCGTGACAATGAGTGTCATGTTGTCTCGTATCCAACTCAGGGGTAGGGATGACACACCAGACATCGGTGCAGTCCTAAGGCTTAGGTCGCTACAGGTAAACACCCGTGACAGTGGACCTATAACTGTGGCAGCAACTCAGTACAACCAGTTCCCTCACGGGGCAACGATGGCTGAACGGGTGCTCGGGTCTACGGTCCTCTCAGCAGGTAAGGTGTTCACAGGAAGTAGCAGGCTCTCGATCAACGCTCAGGCAGCGGAGAGTCGAATCACAATTCAAAACGCAACGCCTATCAGGGCCACCATCTCGGGGCTTACTTGGGAAGGTGAGATAACTCGTAGAACTAAGAGGGCATGACATGAGCTTTTTCTCTTCCCTGCCTATTGCGGGGATAGCCAACGCAATCGGTAACGTGTTTGGTTCCGCACAGAAGACCAAGGACAACGTCGCTCAGCAACGCAATATCCAATCCTCAGTCAAGTCTGACAGGGTTCTGTATGGAAAGCAGGTGCAGCAGATTGCAGCGCAGGCAGGCCAGCAGAAGGGGATGCGGGCAATTCAAGCAGAGCAGCAGATGGGCGCACTCAACGCGATGCTGGCTGATACAGGGGTAGTGGGTAACACACACGCTGCCCTTCGCAACCAGATACTAGGCGACATGGGTATCGACCAGCAGACCATTACCACCAACGCATCACAGGCATTGGAACAGGCGCAAGCGTCCTTCGAGTCCCGAATGAGGGGTTACGAATCTCAAAACAATCAAGTGCAATCGAGTGCCCCATCACCCGTCGGTAGTTTCTTGTCGAACCTCGCGGGGTTCTTGCCGGATAAGTCTGGCAACAAGATGACCGTTGGCGACGTTGGCGGCTTCAAACTCTTTAGCTAATCAGGAGCTATACCCATGGCATATCAATCGGAAGGCCCACGCGTGGGCCTCCAAGTGTCAGCCTCTCCGGTTGATTCCACCGTGCGTGCAAGAACGCATGACGCGGAGATCGAGACCTTCGTGCGGGGATTAGGTCAACTTAACTCCGCACTGCAAGACAACTTCATGTTCGAGCGTAAGCAGGACCTCGAAGCGGGCCAGCAGCAGGGCCGCATCGGTGGTGAGCAGCAACCAGGCTCTACCCGCTCGTTCGCTGAAGGATTCATGAAAGGTAGTGGCGAGGCCGCCGCTATACGCGACTCCGGGGATCTTCGGGCTAAGGTCGCGACGGAGGCACCTAATGATCCTGTGAAAGCTCAGGCAATCATTGCGGGCTTCCACAAGGGCAAGACTGAAGGCATAACCCAACCGCACTTCGCGGAGGGCTACAACCGCATCATGGCTAACGAGGCATCCAAGCTGGTCGCATCGTCCGGTGAAGAGAGTGCTAAGGAAGTCATCAGCCAGAACGACATCAATGCTTCTGACCGTATTGGCTACGTTGTTCGTCAAGGGGGCAATGACCACAAGCTGACGTGGCAGGCCATCAACGACATCGCCGCTGAGCACCACCTAACCGGAACCCGTAAGGACCAACTGGTACTCACGGTGATGGAACAAGTAGCACAGGAAGGCAAACCCGGTGCGCTGGCCCTGCTGGACTCCATGCGGATTGACGCAAAGACCGGCAAGGACTTTCCCGCGCTGTCCTCGAACCCTGCGTTCACCGCTAAGGTTCAGTCACTGAAGAACGTGGCTGAGTCTAAGTGGATTCAGAACATGAGGCAGGAAGCTGACACGACAATGATGCCGTTCCTTGAGCAAGCCACTGAAGGCAAGCTCAACGAGGGTGAGTTCAAGAAGTGGGCAGCGCAGTACGACCGTGTTCTGTCCTCGCAGACCATTATGGGGGTCATTCACGCGAACCGCTCGGCACTTGCAAGGCAGCAGATGCAGGTGGACAAGATCGCCGCAATCGAAGCCAACAGGACTGCGAAAGGTCTTGTCGACTCAAACGCGACTGCTGCATTCGCTGCGGGTGGGTCACACCTCCTTGCGCCACAGACAATCCCTTCGGCTTCTGGTACTAGCAACGACACGATCTCTGTAGAGGCTCAGCAGGAAGCAGGGCGCGATGGGTGGCTTGCAGCTAACCCTAATGCAACCCCGCAGCAGATGGCTTTACAGGGTGCACTGAACATCACGAAAAGTGGTAGGTCGGCTGATATGCCTCCCCTTACTAACCCCATCAGGAAACTTCTGAGTGCGGGCATCGCTGAGTATGACTACAAGCCTGACCCGAAGACTGGCGAAATCCAAAAGCCCATTCCCGGAGAGCTATCCCCGGAGTCCATGAAGGCCCTCGCGCTTTACCGGCAGATCCCGCAGGCACATCAGGGTTGGCTGAAGGAGCAGTTAGGTCAGAAGTCTTATGAGCTTCTTCAGTTCATCGATGATGGTATGGCGGTTGGTCTATCTCCGACTGAAGCCGCAGGGCTGGCCCACCGCATCAACGTGAAGGGTAAGACCTACGAGGACAAGAAGGAGTTCGCTAAAGCCCTCAGGGAAGTCACTCAGGAGTCTGTTTCGAGCAGCATCATGCGGTGGATTGGGGGTGGGGATTTCAAGGCCGATGGCAACGTCGAATCCGTTCGAGATCGCATCCATAGCACTGCAACTCTCTACATGATGTCGGGCCTCTACGCGAACGCTGAGGATGCTGCAAAGGCTGCTACAAAAGACTTGTCCAAGCAGATGTTCGTCGCCAGTAATGCCACCTACTTCTCTGCTGATTTCCCTGTGACTCCTAAGACGTTCACTGACAAGGCTACCGGGGTGAAGGTCCTGCTGGCTGAGAGTGTTCAGTACGCATCGGACAAGTCTATCGGTGCTGATGACCTAACACTGGACCGGATGGGCAATGGGAATTGGATGGTCAAGTACAAGAAGGACCGTGAGATTGTCCGAAGTGCGGATGGCAAGCCGGTCACTTGGTCCAACGATCAGATCGCAGCCATGTGGGCACAGAAGTCTCAGGCTGAAGTGGATGCATTCATTGCAGGTAAGGACAAGGAAGCAGCACAAGTACAGGCACTAAAGGACCGTCCTAAGTCTTCAGGTGCAACCCGTAGAGGCAACCTCGCAGCGCAAGCCGCCGAGAGGAGTGCCACCAACCAATAAGGAACAACATGGCAAACACGCCGTCTGACTTTGTAAATATGCTTCTCCCCTCGGCTCAAGCTGCTGAGAAGCAGACTGGAGTACCAGCAGCATTCATCATTGGTCAGGCGGCGCACGAGACCGGGTGGGGGTCTAGGCTCCCGACTCACGCCGATGGTAGTTCCTCATTCAACTTGTTTGGCATCAAGGCACAGAAGGGCTACACCGGACCCTCCGTGGACACCCCTACCCATGAGTTCATCAATGGGCAGAGGGTCAACATGAACGACAAGTTCAGGGCCTATGGGAGCTACGAAGAGTCCATGACCGACTGGGCCAAACTCATCTCTAAGCGGTACGCGGGCGCTGCTGCTGCGAAGAGTGGCGAAGAGTTTGGTGCACACCTTAAGCAGGGAGGCTATGCCACTGACCCGGCATACGCTCAGAAGGTAGGGGGCACTGTCCGCAAGGTTCAGAGCCTGATGGATGTAGTCCCCAATGCGGGCGCTGCTGCCGCTGCCCCGGTGAATGCCGTAACACCACCCGTAGACTTCTACGCAGGCAAGTCACTCCCTTCAGCAGGCATGGGTGCCCCCGATCTAGGCAAGCAACAAGCTGAGGAGCAGGGTAACCGCAAGACCGTTTGGGAAGGCATCAAGAACATCCCCGAAGCCTTCGCGCTTGAGAACCGACAGAACAACTGGATTCTCAACCAGCGCGAGGAGTTCATGATTCGTCCTTTGGAAGAACAGAAGGACTGGTACAAGGACCCGATGGTGGCCCGCGAGCTTGCGAACATCCCGCAGAACCAGTGGGGCTACCTGCTCAACGGCACGATGTCACTGGACCACTTTGCCGCCCGTATGCAGCGCCGCGAGGAAGCTATCAAGCGGCAGGGTCAGATGGATACCCTCGGTGCTTGGTCGGCTCCCGGTAGCTTCGCTGCTGCCATCATGGGTGACCCCACCACGCTGCTGTATGCAGTGCCTGGTATCGGTGAACTGGCAATGGTCTCCAGAACCTCTAGGCTGGCCAATGCGGCTGCGACGGCTGCTGGATGGGGTACGAGTGCTGCTGCCTTCGCCGCGACGAACCAGAACCCTCTACGCCAGCCTGAGGACGTTGTTATGGCGGGTGCCTTTGGCGTTGCCATGGGAGGCGTCTTCGGTGGCCTCGCAAGACCCATCGAGCGCCAGATGATCCGTGAGGTTGGTAGGGGTGACCCTAACGTCCGCAAGACTGGCTTCGACAAGGAGATCGAGCAAGGCGTCAAGAACAACGACACCACGCTGCTGTTGGGATGGAACGGAAACCCGGACAGAGACTCCGTGATCATCATGGGGCACAACCCTTCGAGGACCCGTGAGGAGTGGATCGCTCACTTCAACGACCTCGATGCAAGGATTAAAGCAGGGGACGATGGGCTTCGCAGGGAAGTAACGGGTACTGACGCTTCCGCTACGGGCACTAAGACGGATTCATCTGCACCCAATCCTGTGGTGGAACGTGGGTCCATCGACGTAACCCCAAACTGGGACTGGGCAAGCAGCGTTGAGCGTGCATTCGGTTCGCTGATGGCAGTGGCAAAGCGCGGTGCAGGCGATGACCTGAACCTTATGCGCGAGGCTTTTAGTTCGTTCTTCAAGACATCCCCGGATGGCAAGGTCATTGGCCTTGATCGTAAAGAGATCAACAGGAGAATCGGACTTGATCATTTCAACAAGGAAGAAGAGGCTTTCTTAGAAGCCCTGACAAGATCCCCTCTCAAGGACATCGATAGGTGGCTGCAGGAAATGGGGCTGCATACCAAGGACGACCTAGAAGTGGCTGCTGGTGCATATTCCTCACGCACAATGGGCAGGCTTGAACAGGATCGTGACTACCTATTTGCCTTCCGTCGCGGTAAAGCGGCAATGTCCGCTAAGGACTTCCTCAAGCGCATGGCGAAGGGTGAGTTTGAAACCGCTGAAAACGCCCGCCTTGGTCTTGCCGACCCGACTTTGAAAGGGCTGGCAGAACGATTGATTAGCGCGATCAAAGACGGTAATGACATTCAGCTTCAGATATTCAAGACAGGGCAAAAGCTAGAGAAGGTTGGAACGGAATCCCCGCACTACGATTACGCCAACAACCGGATCATGCTTCCTGATAATGATCACGGGCGAAGCCCAGCGACGATCCTCCATGAGATTGCTCATGCGCTCACATGGCACAAATTGTGGCAATACTCTACTGACCAGCTCAATCACCCCGACGGTGCCTTGCTGTACCTCAGGCTGGATGACTTGCGTAAGAAGGCCCTTGCCAAATGGGAGTCAATGAACCCCGGCAAGGACGTTCAGAATGAACACGCAGGCTGGCAGGGGGATGAGTTCAAGACTACCTATGCCCTCACGGGGTTCGGTAATGGTGACTTCTATGCGGTCAATGAGTTTATCGCTGGCATCTTCAGCGGCAACAAGCACCTGCTGAACTTTCTGGCAGGCATCGAGCACGCGCCATCGCAGTCGGTGGCATCACGCATCTGGGAGGTGATCTCTAAGGCCCTCGGGTTGACCAAAGCAGACTCTACGGTTCTCGCAGAAGCATCGCGGACAATCGATGAGATTCTCGACAGGCCACTGACGGTAACCATCAAAGACCCACTCGGAGGCGTTGATGTTCCCATGATGGCTACCAACTTCGCACCTAATCCCGGTGTGCCCATGTCGGTTGCTCAGGCTGCACAGAATGCTGGCGTCCCCACCACATATGGCCTCGGCTTAGGTCTGGAGAACAAACTGATGGGCAGCAAGTTGTCTGCTGCATTTACAGGTGTTAGGGAACTAGCAGCGAAACTCTTCGGGACCACCATCGGCTATCTCGATCACTCTGTGGTGGGGGCTAACTCATGGGACCACGCGAGCCACCTCAGGAACAAGTGGGGTAGCAAGCTGCACGACTCGGAGAAGAAGAACTTCCTTGAGTACGCTGAGGGTGTCTCTGGTATGAAGCGCACTGAGGTCTACGAGAAGTTCCACGCGGAGATATGGGAGTACGTTCACGGATTCCAGAACCCGAATGGGCAAGCCTGGCACCCGGCAGTAGTCGCCCATGGGGACACCATGCGCTCGCTGCTGGACGGGGAGATTCGTGATCACATCAACAACCCCTCGTTGTCCTACGGTGGCACCAAGCGGTCCCTCGTGAGCCGTGAGGTGATTGATCCTGTGACTGGCTTGAAGACAATGGAAGGTGAGCTTGCGCTGGACAAGAAGTATTTTCCTCGCAAGAACGATGTGACCAAGTGGCACGCTGCTGTGTCCTCCAAAGGGCGGCAGGCAGTGGAGGACTTCTACGCGGGTGCATTCAAGTCTGCTAACCCGCACATCGACCCGGCACTGGCTGACAGGTTTGGTAAGTGGTACGTCAAGACCTTCGAGGCTGCTCGCGTCAACAAGGATCAGGACCTGATGAATGGCCTGCTCCAAGGACGCGATCTGGATGCCCTGAAGGACTCCCTGATGCACCACGGCGGTCTCGACTCACACGAGGCTGACATGGTGATCACAGGGATGAAGCCTGTCGATAATGATAAGGGTGCCCTCACCAGCAACCTGAAGCACCGCAACCTGATCGATGAGTCCTATGTCTCAAAGGATGGTCTGTCGCTTCGGGACTTCGTGGACACCAATGCAGGCAGGGTGATGTCAGGGTATGCCAACCGTCAGGCGGGAGCCATCGCGGGCGCACACCACATGGACATCTACAAGCAGGGTGATTGGGCAAAGTTGGTCTCGGATGCAACCAGTCCCGGTTTGGGAGTAGACCTTCCTATCGGTGCAGTGGATGAAGTTCGCGGACACCTTGACTTCGCTTACGAGCGGCTGATGGGTATCCCCGTGGAGAACCCCACGAAGATGGGCAAGGTCATGGAGATGTTCCGCAACTTCAACGTGATCAGGCTTATGGGTGGTGCAGTCATGAACCAGATCGCTGAGTTTGGGCAGACGCTGGGGTCGCTGGGCTTAGGCACGGTGGCTAGGGCTATTCCTGAGTACAGCAAGATCATGGCAGGCATCAAGGCAGGGACCGCCACGGATGAGATCAAGTTCTTCAAGGATCTCTTCGACGGCGTTGGGGCAACCCTAGGGGAGCGCATGGACTTTGGTGCGACCGATGATTGGGTGAAGCTGCGCGGTCAGAACGACGCGTTCAGTAAGTCTCTAGACTGGCTCGACAATGGCCTTAGGAAGGGCGCTAGTGGCTTGCTGAAGTATTCAGGCATGACACCCCTCACCAACCTTCAGCGGAAGGTCCACGCGGTCGGTATGGTCAACAAGATCATGGACCTTGCAAGGACTGGCGGCGAGGATGCTCTGTTCTCGGAGAACCGTCTGGCATGGATGGGTATGTCGAAGCAGGACTACTCGGACCTGAAGGCTGCTCTGGTGAAGCACGAGAAGGCTGACAAGGCGACCATGTGGGAGAAGATGCAGGAGAAGGACCCTGAGCTATACGCGAAGCTGATGACCGCAGTTCACCGCGAGTCGAAGCGTGTGGTACAGGAAAACGATCTTGCCTCGATGGTTCCGATCATGGGTAAGGGGATTGGGCAGACGATGTTCCAGTTCCAGAACTTCGCCTTCCAAGCGTGGAACAAAGCAATGCTGCACGGCTACCACCAGCGTGACTCAGTGGCGTTCCTCCAGCTAGGTCTGACCTCGATGCTTGGCTCTCTCGTTTACGCTGCCCGTACTCAAATCCAGTCCATCGGCCTGAGTGAGGATCAGCGAGAGAAGTTCATGGAGGACCGCATGGCTCTCCAGAAGATCCTCGTGGGTGGTGGTGTCATGCGTACTGCTCAAGCCTCAGTGCTGCCGCAGATCGCTGGAACTTTCCTGCCGTCGCAATGGCTCGATGGAACCAAGACAACCTCTGACGTAACCAGCATCGCCTCGATCCCTGCTCTTCAGACCGTGAAGGCCGTGGGGTCGCTCATCAAGGACCCGCTGCACGCAGCAACCAGCGATGAGTACCAAATTGCATCTCGTGACGTTAAGCAGTGGTCCCGGCTGATCCCCTTCAACAACTACATGGGTCAGTCTCTGATCGGCAATATGCTCGGGAAGGAACTTCCGAGTAGCAACAACGAAGCACAGTAGTAACTGGCGGGGGGAGAGGTTATCTCTCCTCTCCCTCCTAACCTCTTTCAGGAACCTTCAATGGCTTACGCACAAGTCCGCTACACAGGGGACGGAACAACCACGTCCTTCAGCATCCCCTTCACTTACCTACTCGTAGGGCACGTTGAAGTAGCAGTTGCTGGCGCTATCAAGACCTACACGACCGACTACACCATCTCAGGTGCAACGCTCACGTTCGTCTCGGCACCCGCCGCAGCAGCGCAGATCATCGTCACTCGAAGGACTTCCCCCTCTTCTCGTTTGACCTCTTACGTCGACGGGGCCACGCTCACTGCGAGTGCCTTAGAGACTGACTCAAAGCAGGCATTCAACCTTGCTCAGGAGGGCCTGGACTTTGCAACCAGTTCGATCACGCTATCGACCTTAGGGAACTATTGGGACGCAACGTCCTACAAGATTTCAAATGTGGCCACCCCCACCTTAGGGACGGACGCAGCCAACAAGACCTTTGTCGAGACCACCATTGCTGCGGTACAGACCAGCACGTTCGGTGGTGCATACCTTCCGAGTGCCGGGGGGACCCTCACGGGTGCGGTTACCGGGACCTCTGCAAGTATGTCTGGGGGCTACGCCGGGACGAACACCTCGGGTGCGAGTAAGTACAACGTCAACATGACTGGCACTGCTCAGAACTTCTTTCAGGGCAACGTGGGTATCGGTACTGGAAAGTCCACCCCATCGTACCCGCTGGATGTCGCAGGGACCATCGCAGGGTCTGGTAACTACCTGTTTAGCGGTAGCGCAGCGAGGATTCAGGGCGACTTCAGCAATGGCACGCTGGCGAACCGGACATTGTTTCAGGACAGAACGGCAAATAGCCCCACAACTATTGGAGTTATCCCTAACGGGACCGGCGTGTCGGGACAAATTCAGACATTTAACAATTCAGACCCAACCAACGCAAGTCTTGGATACCTTTATGCCGACGCATCTACTGTACAACTGGGTTCAGGTAAGAGTGGTTCTGGTACATATCTAAACTTAAACTTTGTTACCGCTGGTTCGGAGGCTGCACGGATTGATAACGCTCAGAACTTTATGGTTGGAAGGACATCTTATGGGTTCCTTTCAAACGTAAAGGGTTGCACTCTTTACAACACAGGGCAGGTTATTAACGAAACAGACGCGTCAAATGCTCCGTTTCTGATAAACACATTTAATAATGGTGTTGCCAACGTAACTGTAATGAATTTTTACCGGCAGGGGTCTGTTGCCGGGACTATCTTTACGTCGAACGGTAACACCACCACTTATGGGACTTCTTCGGACTACCGCCTTAAAGCAAACGAGCAGCCTTTGACTGGGAGTGGATCTTTCATCGACGGATTACGCCCAAAAACTTGGACTTGGAAATCAAGTGGAACTCAGGGGGTCGGATTTATTGCCCACGAAGCAGAGCAAGTTGCACCGCTTTCTGTCAACGGAAAGAAAGATGAAGTTGACGCGGAAGGGAACCCGAAGTACCAAAGCGTTGGCTATGGATCTTCCGAAATCATTGCCAACATTGTTGCTGAACTCCAGCACCTCCGTGCCCGTGTCGCTGCTCTGGAAGCTAAGTAACTATGCCCCGGCCCCTGAGTAGCCGCTTCATGGGGCATGACTACAAGATCGTATGGGAACCCCGCAACGGCATTCTGCTCAAAGCAGAGGTCGATGGGGTTCCCGGCGAGCTTCGGTGTCATGGCCTGTGCGATGAGGAAAATCAAACCATCCGCATCGAAAAAACACTCCCGCCCACGTTTGAGCGTGAGGTCCTAATCCACGAGACCCTGCATCAGATATTCAGCACTTCAGGCTTCGAGCTTGACGCTGAGTCTGAAGAGCGGTTCGTCTCTTACCTCGGAGCAGCCCTCGCTGCACACATCTGTGATAACCCAACCTTCTGGCGTTATGCAACGCGCCACATCAAATAGAAAGACCATGGACAAGGACAACCAAACCCTATTGATAGTGGGAGTCATGGGAGCCGTCATTGGCTTCGGTCAGCTTCTCGCATCTGGAGATGACATCAAGGTGCGTCATGCGTTCGGTAGGGCGATTGTCTCCTCGGGTATCGCTGTGTCGGCCTTCTCGGTACTCGCTTGGTTCCCCGATGCAAAACCTTCGCTGCTCGTTGGTATCGCCTGCCTGCTCTCATCCCTAGGAACATCAGGGCTGACGATGCTGGCAAAGCGTCTCTTTACTAGCACCGTCACAATCAACGCACCAATCGATGGGGGAAGCAAATGACCAAGAAGACCACTAAGGATCTCGGTGAGGTCTTTGATGGATTCGTAGAGGCCATCGCGGACATCGTGAAGAACGGCGAAGAGACGGTAACGCAAGACGGCGAGGTGGTTCGCACCAAGCCTAAGGCAGCGACCCTCGGAGTCATTCGGCAGTTCCTCAAGGACCAGAACATCACCGCTTCGCCTGAGCACAAGGGCATCAAGAAGCTCCTCGACATCCCCTTCAGCGTTGATGACGCTGACCTTCAAGACTCAAGGATTCAATAATGGCATTCCCTTACGCAGACCTAGCACACCCTTGGGGACAAGCCCAAGCAGTCACTCCCAGCGATTCGGTGGACCTTCCGGGTGGCCTTACCCGAGCCATCTTCATCGGTGGTGGTGGAACCCTTAAGGTCACGATGGCTGATGGAAACACGGTCACCTTCACCAGCCTGACCACGGCTTACCCTGTGTTCCCCATCCGCGTTATCCGGGTGTGGTCTACAGGTACGACGGCCACCAACATCGTTGCCCTGTACTGAGGTGAGCGTGGAGGAACTTGCTCTCACTCATGACCACGATCCCCGGTTGCGTGGGTTCAAGTTCTTCTGTGCTGCTCTATGGGCATCCTTGAACCTTCCGCAGCCTACACCGGCTCAGTACGACATCGCGGACTTCCTCGAACACGGACCTAAGCGGCGCATGATCCAAGCCTTCCGGGGCGTGGGTAAGTCATGGCTCACCGCTGCTTACGTCCTGTGGCGGCTGTACCTCGATCCCAACGAGCGCATCCTCGTGGTGTCTGCCAGTAAGGATCGAGCAGATGCCTTCTCAGTGTTCCTCAAGCGGCTCATCGAAACCACCCCGTGGCTCATGCACCTCAAGCCAGATCCCCTCAAGGGTCAGCGGGACTCGGTGGTGGCCTTCGACGTAGGCCCGTCAGACGCTCACCAAGCCCCTTCAGTGCGCTCGGTGGGCATCACAGGACAGATGACCGGGGGACGCGCCACGATCATCGTAGCGGACGATATAGAGACTCCTAAGAACAGTCTCACCCTGATGATGCGTGATCGTCTCGGTGAACTGGTCAAGGAGTTCGATGCGGTCCTGACGCCTGGCGGGGAGATCGTTTACCTCGGCACTCCACAGTGTGAGGAGTCGCTGTACAACAAGCTCCCCGATAGGGGCTACACGGTCCGTATATGGCCTGCACAGTACCCGGATCAGAACTGGCTATCCTCCTATGGGGACAAGCTCTCGGATCGATTCAAGGCCCTCTGCATCGCTAACAAGGCCGGTCCTGTATCCACCGATCCCAAGAGGTTCTCCAATGAGGACCTAGGGGAGCGTCTGCGGTCCTATGGCAGGTCAGGGTTCGCACTCCAGTTCATGCTGGACACCCGGATGTCCGATGCCCTGAAGTATCCGCTGAAGCTGCGGGACTTCATCGTGATTGAAGGTGACCTGAAGATGGCCCCCTTGAGTATCAATTGGGGTACGTCATCTGATCAGTTGCTGGAGCTACCCTCGGTCGGCCTGAAGGGTGACCGTTGGTACAAGGCCCACTCGCAGCACAAGGACTACGACAACTTCACAGGCAGCGTCATGTTCATCGACCCATCAGGTAGGGGTGCTGATGAGACAGGCTATGCGGTGGTGAAGATCCTGAACTCCATGATGTACCTCACAGCATCTGGAGGGTTCAAGGACGGGTACTCCGATGAGGTCCTCGAAGCGTTGGCGAAGATTGCCAAGCGGGAGAACGTCAACGTGGTGCAGGTCGAACCTAACTTCGGTGACGGTATGTTCAACAGACTGTTCCAGCCTCACCTTCTGGCGCACCACAAGTGCCTGCTGGAGGAGAGTGAGCGTGCCACCAGTCAGAAGGAGGCACGCATCGTGGCCACCTTGGAGCCGGTCCTGAATCAGCACAGGCTGGTGGTACTGGAGTCGGTGATCAGGAACGACCTACTGGAGGATGACCCCAACAAGCAGTTGTTCTATCAGCTATCACGGGTCACCAAGGAGCGAGGCTCGCTGCGCCATGACGACCGTCTCGATGCCCTTTCAGGAGCGATCGGATACTGGACGGACCAACTGGCTCGGAGCACTGAGCAGGCGGTCGCCGGTAACCGGGAGAAGCTCCAGCAGCAGGAACTGAAACGCTTCATGGAGCACGCTGTAGGCAGGCCCCAGAAGCGCAGCAGGCTCTCCGAGGAATTCACTCTAGGATAGTAAGGTTCCTACGAGCGAGAAGGACTGTGCCACGTTCTCCTGCGTTGGCGTGGGGGTAGTACCTCACAAGGACTTCCTGCTCGCAGGCCATCACCACGCGACCCTGAATGCCCTTGAAGCGCCCCTGAAGGACCCGTACTACGTCGCCTCTCTGGATGGCTCTCTCGACTGGAATTTGTTTCATGCTGCCTTCCATGCAGTAATGTTTGTAATTAAGCCGTGACACTAGGCGAGGACACGATTAAGGCACAGAGATGTCCGACGAACGGTCGAGTACCAATCAGTAATTCTTACCGAAGCACAAAAAGCCACCAAGGAATCCCCAAAAGGGAAACCAAGGTGGCTTTTTGTTTACCTCACCGGACAGACTCCTCCGGCGCAATCGTCTTCCAATTCATCAGGCACTGTCGTCTCCTCGACCGCTACAGGCTTGAGGGTGCTGACGTACTCCCGGTATGCCTTCTCGGTGACTACCCCTTGCGGAAGGTAGGCATAGCCGAGGTCCTCTGCAGACTTTGTGGGGTCCGCTCGGAACAGGAAGGAAACACCGACGTACTGGTCCCAGTTGTCGAGGAGCCAGTCGATGATGCTGGGGACTTCCTCTACGCTGTAGCTGATGGTTGCCGAGACGTTCTGGTCGCACCAGTTACGCATCAACATCCGGTAGCGATCCAGTTGGGTAACGGCAGACTCCAGATTGACCGGGGTGCCGTTAGCCGTCTCGAACTCTACCGAAGGCCATTCCACAGGTAGGCTAACGAGAACAGAAGAAGCATCGTAAGGATGATCGAATACACGATAGTTGGCCTCCTTGAGTTTGGTGATAAGCGGATCGTGCTTTCCAAACTGGACGTTGTTGATGATGTACCTGCCGAGAGGCTTATGGACGCCTTCGGTGGTGTCCATGATCTTGCTAAGCGTACCGGAAGGTTTGACGGTGGTGACGTTCTTGGGACGCGGGGTTCCAAGCTCATCAGCCATTTGATACGCACCAAACGTGGCCATCCTGCGGAGGTCCGCATAGTCATACTCAGTGAGGTCAGGACGGGTAGCGATACCAGTCAGGCCCACACCGCACAGACGAAGGAAGTCATTGTTCAGGTGCCATGCTTCTTGGAGAATTCCATCAGCGAGGTCCACGCAGGTCTGACGGTAGTTTGCCCGTCCGACAAGGTAGGCTGCTCGACGGAGTCCACCGCTATCCCCAATGAACTTTCCGAGGTCGATCTCGGTGAGGTTGCAGAAGGACTTGTTTCCGAGAAGGATCTCGGCACATGGGTTGCAGCCTTTGAACCACGGCGCTCGTTGCCTTGCAGCGGCTCCATTGATAAAGCCAGGTTCAGAGCCGCCAGCCTCAACCATGAGTCTAAATACTTCACCCAATTGCTCCTTCGAAGGTTTCTGGTTGAACACCAGAGAGTTGTTTGACTGCGCCCTCTGAGGATTCCCGGTGGTCCAGTAGTCCTTCTTCGCGGTAGCCAGTTCACGCCACTCTGCGTCCTCGTAATCGAACAGGCATATCTCGGCAGACCGCCTGCTGGACAGGATGGTGCCGATCCAGTTCATCAGATCGAGGATGTCAATGCGGCGCAGCAGAGACCCGTGCCTGCGGTTAAGTAGCTCGAAGATTTTGGTGTAAGCAGCCGAGAGGAGTTCGTCCCCCTGACTGATCCACCCGTACCCTGCGAGACGCTCACCGGCAGGACGGATCTGGCTGAAGTCCAAGACCAGCTTCCTAGCCCCATGAGGATGGGCTATGAGCTTGCCGAGAGACTTCGCCCATGCTTCGGCGCTATCTCCCACTTGGATCGTCCAGATGCCGTCGTAGAAGGTCTCAAGGTTATCCTCAGCACCTCCCTTTCCGGTCCTAGTAGAACGAATGATCTCTAGTTCAGGGATGCGCTTGCGAAACCCGGTGAGTGTCCCGGTTACTGCCTTGAATCCCACACCACAGCCTTGAAGAAGAAGCCATAGTGCGTCCACGCAGTCCATGACGGACTCGATGTGCAGGAAGGAACAGTTGAACATCGAGGACTCTCGACGACGGCTAACATCGGTTCCTCCAAGCCACAGGGTGCGTCCTGAGGGGAGAGCCTTGCGGGCAAGGAAAAGTTCGCGGAGTTCATCGAGTTCCTCCAGTTGTTCGGGCAGCAAATCATTTTCGAGTGCTCGCTCCCAGAGCCATCGCTGGTGATCGATTACCCGAGCGACGGTGTCTTCCCAAGTTTCGAAGCCGCCGTCATCGTGGGGCCTGTTGTAGGTCCTTCGGGTAATCACCTGTGCTCTGATGGACGGCTCAGTCATTCGTAGAAGCCTCCTGCACGGGGGGCAACTTGCCGCCCATACGCTGACAGAACCCCCACATAGCGAGCCTGCACAATGCGAAGGCTTTCTCGATGGAGTCCGTGGTGAAGTTGCGAATCTCTCCGTTCTCGTTGTACGACAGGATGACTTCCCCGTCACACACGCTGATGTCGAAGCTGACTTTCATGCGTTGATTTTTAACCACGGCTTTCTGCCTTATAGAAGAAGTATTCGATGGCGCGAAGGATGATTTCCCGCGCGTCCTGTTTGGTATCACAGGTTCCCCCCTCAACCCTGCCATCGTAGGTGTAGGAGATGTGGAACCTTCCGTCCCTGTTGCAGACACGAAGGTTCAAAGTGATCTCCCCCTCAGGCATTGCTGACCCCCTTGAATGCAATGAGTCGGTCGAGATACCAGCGGGCCTTCCGCAGATCCTCGACACCGCCTTTGTCTTTCCAGCGGTAGGTGTACTTGATGATGTTGGCGGTGTATGCAGCTTCGACGCCTTCCAGACCAGTCACGGCTGAGTCGATGGCATCGATGCACTCTACCTTACCCTTCGTGTAGTGGGAAGGATGGTTCACCTTTTCGGCAGCGGCAGCGGTGATGGTAGCCACCTTGGCTCGAAGGAGTTCTCCAAGGTTCACCGGGGGCTTGCTCTCGTAGACACCTGCCTCGCCACTGAATGCCTTCTCGGTCTCCCGGTCATGCAACTGGCAGGGGCCACGCTTGGGCTGCTCTGACTCGATGATGTTTCCAATGGATAAGTAGGGGTAGGTGCTGCGGTTCGATTGTCCGAGGCTCATGTGTCTTTCCTTAGGGGATGATTGGGAGGAGATCATTTGGATGCCAGCGCAAGAAACCCGAAGTTGGCGACCGTGTATCCGAAGTACACAACAGCCATCGGGGTGTCCCCCTTGGAATAGAAACCAAGAGCGGCACCCCCATAGCAGACGGTGGGTATCAAGACCAAGAGGTATGTCCAGTTCACTGTTGTGCTCCTAGGATCAGAAGACTTCAGGCAGACTTAACGCGGATGGCCATGCAACCAACCATGACCGGCTTACCCTCGGGGAGAGCATCGGTGACTTCTTTGAGGGCCTTGCTGCACGCTGCTTCGGTGCGATAGTCAGACCCTTTGTGGATCTCGGTGTCGCCTTGAGCGGTTGCGAGGATGAGGATCATTGTCCAGACGAGCATGATGGTGGCTTCCATAGGGTGACTATCCGCGACTTGCGGGAGTAGTCGGAGTGATGAAGGATGCGGGCCACTCGGGCCTGCACTAGTGCTGCTTTGAAGGCTTCTTCTCGGTTTACTTCGTTATTCTTCTTTCTCATCGCTTGCAGATAACAAAGAACAACTGCTTCCCACCTGCGGGCGGGCGTGTCCGCTTCTTCGAGGATATTGCGGGCCTTCACATCGCCAATGCCTGGCGCTCCCTTGTAGCCGTCAACGGTGTCCCCGGTGAGCGTCTGGTACATATGGAACCAGTTCGCGTCATCCTCGGTGATCACGCGGACGTAGGAGTCCTTATCGGGGTTGAAGAGTAACCCCGGTATGGTCTGCATATCCTTGTCCTCACTTACGATGATGCGGTCGCCGATGCCCTTAGGGTCAGTGCTGATGATCCCCATTACATCGTCGGCTTCGAGGCGGTCCCAAAGGAGCGATGGGTAACCAGTGGCGAGGTAGTCCTTGGCACGCTGAAGGTGAATAGGACGGACGTTATTGGCGCGATTCATCTTGTAGCTGGGAAGAACTTCACGTCTCCAGTTGGCATGGGATGGGCAGGACAGGCAGATCAGTACAGCGGTAGCGGCGAGCTTGTCCTTGAGGTTCTGGACGGCTTGGTCGCACCGCTTCATGATCTCGCTGAAGTCCTCAGGGGACTGCGTCTTGTCGCCATCGCCATCCCAGTCGACTGAGACTTCACCAGCAGCAGCAGCACGATAGGCAAGGATGTCTGCGTCGATGAGTAGGGTTCTCATTGGACTGCCTCACTGAGTGCCTTGTGGCGGGCGCTGCATTCGAGATACATGGACGCCAGTTCTACGTCTGCCTGCACTAGGTCACCCATGGTCGCCCCCTTCTGGAGCAGCGGGATCTCCGGGCACGGCAGCAGCAGGTTCGCTGGTACTGCTGGTGCCCTTACGGGCATCGTTGAGGAGGCGCACCCCGTCATCAGGAATAACGCACTCACGATAGACAGGCTTCTCAACTTCACGGATCACCTCCTTGGTAATGGTCCTAGTAGCGGACTGGCGAGCAGCACGAGCTTTCTCGTAGTCCCCTGACAGGCGGTTGTACTTGTAGCGAAGATTTTCGAGTTCGTGGGATTGCTGGATGACGTAGTTGTCGAACCGCTTTTGAACCTCTTCAGCACCCCGACTGCTACCCACGATGTAGATCAGAAACGAGAACCACACCAGCAGCGCCGCAATAACGATGGTCTTGATGTGCTCGACTGCGAAGTTGATGAGTGTCATAAAGATCATGGCCATTCGACTCCTAACTCCTTCATGCCCTTCGGCGTGATGCGCCAGACAGATCCGTATCCTCCGGGCACAAGTGTGGTGATGAATCCAAGGGAAGCGCACAGGGCTACCTCTACCGCGTTGTCCCGGTAGAAGTCGGACTGCACACTGAAGCCCTTGGTGTAGGCCCGGTCGAGTACCGGAATGAGTTCAATGGGTATCTGCCCATGAAGATCCAATCTTTGCTTCTCCATCGAGCTTGCAGCGGAACTGGAAGTGTTCGCCTGCTGCGCGAATGCTTTCGATAGCAGTGCTGGCAACGTCATCTGAAATCTCCTTACGGGTTGCGATCTGAAACTCATCGTGGATGTTCAACATGAACTCGTAGTCAACTCCGGGGACGTACCCCTTGAGTTGCAGGGACGCATCCAGAATCACGAGGGCCTTCTTCATCACCAATGCACCTGCCGATTGCAGCAGGGTGTTCAACGCAGAGTGAGCAGAACGGACAGGCAAGATGCGACCGTCGAGTCCCTTGAGGGTCTTCGTAGCGGTGACCTTGTCTGCGACTGCCTTCTGTAACGCTGCTAGGGCAGGAAGTGAATTGAGGAACTTCCGCTTCAGGGACAGGCCAGCAGCCCTGCCTTTACCGATGATGCTGCCGATCTTCTCGGGGCCAGCACCATACAAAAACGCATCAATGTGTTCGAGGTGGTTCGCTACTCCACCCCCGCGCCATTACGCGCAGCTAACAGTCGCCTGCTAGTTCAGACTATCTCTTCACCCACGAGGGGGCCATGCGCTTCCACCGGCTTCGGTGTACTCCCTTTCGGGATAGTCGTTGCACCTTACTTGTGCTGTTCAATGTACTCGGCAGCGTTCCGCAGAAGCGCAGGGTTGTCTTTCAACAGTCCTAGAGCGCGGTTGCAGTTGTGACACAGGAGCTTTCGCACCTTGCCAGTCGCGTGGTCATGGTCAACGCAGAGCCTTTCGTGATGCCCCCTTGTCGCCCATGACGAATCCTTCCTCGCCACAGAGGTAGCACAGGTGACCCTGCGATGCCTTCATGTCTTCGTACTCGGACTCGGTGATGCCGTAGCTGCGCTTGTAGTAGGAGTTTCTTCCCCTACACGCATCGGAACAGTATGTATTGCAAGGATTCGTGGGGGTGAAGGTCTCACCGCACGTCTTGCAGGCTTTACCCTTGAAGTAACCGTTGGGGTATTTCATGTGGTCTCCATTGCGGAGCCACCGAGTAACAGCACAAGTCTTGGCTCAGGGTTTTCTCGGAGAGACTTTCCCTGAATTCACATGGTTTGCTTCCGACAGTTGCCTGCCGGTGATCCAATTTAGATAAACGTCTTTGCCTGAGCACGCTCGGACAGTCCAGCAGCCTTCTGGTTTGCCGTGTGGATGTCCCCGTGGAGAACCTCACGAGCATATGCACCGTCATCCCATCGAGCCATGAAGTGCGCGAGGCACCGCAGTTCAAGACCTGAAGCGTCCGCACCAACCTGCACCATGCCCTTAGGTGGTCCGAAGAGTGCCCTGCATTCGGCCCCGTAGGGTTTGCCGCAAGCAGGCACCTGTCCCAGATTAGGGCTGGAGTGCGTCATACGCCCCGTGACGGCTCCATTGGTGTTGACGCTACCGTGGATCCTCCCGGTGCTACGGACGGCCCTGAGCCACGCCTGAGTGCCCTCAGCGAGCATCCCGATCCGCTTCTCGACCATGAACAGTTCGTTCAGCGGTTTTGCCTCGGGGTACTTCAGGTCAGCAAGGATGTCCTCATCGATCTGCGGGTCCCCACCGTCGGTGAAGTGCATGGGCTTCCAGCCATAGCGGCTCATCAGGAACTTGACGATGTGCTGGCGGCTGCTCGGTTTGAACTCCCGCCACTCGATGCGCTGAAGCTGAGCGCCTGCTGCATAGCCGTACTTCTTGGAGTCCTTCTTGGGCGTGAAGAGGGGACCATCGGGCCACCAAGAACCTGGCACAGTCTTCAGTAGCTCAGCGTTGAGGTCTGCCCTGCGCCCTGCGAGAGAAGCGTACAACTCACCAGCCTTCTGCTCGTTGAAGCAGACACCGAAGCGTTCCTGTCGCCCGATGATGGTGGCTACCCCATGCTCCAACTCGATTGCCTCGGGGGAGTAGTTCCACGGGGCAAGGTGATAGAGCAGCTTCTCGGTGACCACAGCATCCTGAATGCCGTAGGTCTCCATGTCAGGGTTCCACTCAGCCCACTTCTGAGCCTTACGGGCCTCGACATCCTCGATGCGGGTGTCACCTTCGTACTCACCCTTCATGCACCCCAAGCGGTAACCCCAAGACTCCAGCGAGTGACTGCCATAGTTCTCGGAGGGCAGCTTGCCTACAGCAATGGACTTGGCATCCTGCTCGCCAATGTCCCCATGCTTCAGCCGGGAGATCACAAGGGTGTCCCAAGGGAACTTGATGTTGAACCAAGGGTAAATCTTCTGGATAGCAGGGATGTCGAACTTGATGATGTTGTGGCCGACGATCCTATATCCGCGCTCCTCCAGCACCATCAACTCCCACGCAGCCTTGTCCATGTCGAAGTCGCGGTAGACCTCAACCTCTGCCGCATCCGACTTCTTGATGGTCAGCAGGTGAATCTTGGTCATGTCCTGCAAGAACCCATTCGTTTCAATATCGAACACGGCAAACTTCATGGTCATAGTCCTTTTCGTTTCTGTTTGGCTGCTTCCACTGCCTTCTCGGCACCCATGATGTATCCCTCAGGGAACCCCATAGCCAGACCTAGGACCTGACCCTCCCGGATTGCACCGAGGATCAGTGCCTTGGTCTTGGCGTCCACCACCACACCGTACTTGCGGGCCACCTTGTAGATGGCTGCGTTGGTCTTTGCTACGTCATCGTTCGCGATGCTTGGTGAGTTGCTCACGGGCGATCCTTTGTTGTTCGCTGAATTGCTGGAGGAGTCCCTCGTAGTACCGTAACGCTACTAGGACCGGGTCGTGAGTCTCTGCTTTAATGCGGGCAAGAAGGTTCTCCTGCTCCAGTGCCAACTGCTCTAGTTTTGTCATGGGGTGTCTCCCGGCTCGGCCTGCTGGACAAGCGTCGCTTCGATTGTTGAAATCAAACTACGGCGGATCTCGTTTCTTTCAATCACATCGCTCATTCGATCCCAATGTCCTTGGATCGTTTCTCCGCGCTTCCGCCCATTCGTTTCGCTCTCCCACGGCAAGGATTGAATCATCTCCAGCGCATCGCGTAGCAATTCGAGGTTCATTTGATGTTCCTAATAAAAATCCCAGCTACTACCCCCGCACCAACCCCCACCAAGTAAAGCAAAACAATATCTAACCCGCTCATTTGTTTCCTCCTTTCACCGGCTCGGCCTGCTGCTGGGCGAGGGCGGCGTGGAGCGCAGCGCGCATACGTTTACGGAACCCCTCCTCCGTGGTTTCTTCGGGGAGACCTTCGGTGTTAAACCAAGCAGCGATTGCTGCATCGATAGCTTCATCAGTCATGATTAGAAGTCCGTGTTAGGAGTTGCCTCTTCGGTGAACCCATCGGCCTCGTTAAGGCGTCCGGTCGCTTGATCCCATACCAATGAACAGCCCACGCCCGTCTCACCACTGAAGCGGTTCTTCAGGACTCGAAGGACCGTGGTGTTAGGGTTCTCGCCCTGCTGGTTGCGCTCAAGTCCGAGGACCATGTCGCTAAGCTGAGCGATAGAGTGCGAACCACGAAGCTGCGAGAGGCTGGTTGTTGCTCCCTCCTCGTGGCCCTTACCTTCAGGACGCTTGAGGTGCGACACAAGGAACAGACCTACCCCTGTCTCCTGTACAAGCGAGCGCAGGGCAGTCATGGCGTTGTCGATGAGTCGCCTTTCATCACCGTCACCCAACCCAGATACCACAATGGACAGGTGATCCAGAATGATCCATCGGCAGTCGCAGGCTTTCGCAAGGTAGCGGACACGGGCGAGCAGGTTATCGATCTGAGTGGACCCGAAGTGGTCATACAGATAGCACTTGCCATTGCCCACGGTCGCCTCGAAAGCATCCCTCATCTGTTCCGGTGTTACGCCACTCCTATCTAAGTGAAGCGGCTTGTTCATTGCCAGTCCCATCAGGCCCAGCGAGGTCCGCTTCGTGCTCTCTTCGAGCATGATCATGCCAACCGACTCACCCCGCTGGAGCAGGCTGTAGGCAATCTCGCGGACCACTGCTGACTTCCCGATGCCGCTACCTGCCGTGATGGTCACCAGTTCAGACTGACGGAACCCGTGAGTCTTCTCGTTAAGGCCAGCCCACGGGTACATCTGGGTGACCACGGAGTCCTCGGTGATGATGTCCTGCCACAGGTCCTTACCGTCCACCACGCCATCCGGTCGGAAGACCTTGGCATTCCACATGGCACTGATGATCGCGTCTGCCTTGCCCTGCTGAAGACACTCGTTAGCGTCCTTCAGGGGCAGCGCAGCAATCTTCGCCTTGCCGGGTGGGAGTAGCTCGGCGCACTCGGCTGCAGCCGCCCTGCCTGGTTCGTCCATGTCGAACATGAAGACGACTTCATCGAACCCTTCGAGCCAGTTGAGGGCCTTGGCAATGGCCTTCTTGGCACCGCTGGCTCCGGTAGGGATAGACACCACAGGCCACTTGTTTCCCTGCACCTGCGACACTGACATCGCATCGATCTCTCCTTCGGTGATGACAATCTTCTTGCCCGATGACCACAGGTTCTGACCAAAGAGTCCTGCCTTGGTCATGTCCCCGGTGATGGTGAAGGTCTTATCAGCGAAGCGGACCTTCTGGGCTACCTCCACACCCGCCTCATCGAAGTACGGTGCCACCTGCGCCTTGCGGCCATTCATCTCCGAAATTTTGTAGCCGAATTTGGAACAGGTTTCTTCGGTGATGCTGCGCTTCGGGAGTCCTTCAACGTGCCCCGTGAGTAGTCCTGCCATTCTCTTCCGCTCCTGTTTGGGTGCCTCACCGTCCCCATGCACATAGGCACGGCAGGCGAAGCAGAATTGATGGTTGTCCGAGTAGAGGCTGTTGGCATCACTCGATCCGCACTCTTCGCAGCGGATGTGTCTGATGAAGTTGACTTGGTACTCGGACATGGGTACTCCCTTAGGCAATCATCACTTCGGCACCAGCCGGGAACGTCCAGCGACCATAGGTCTTGCCATGACCATCGATTCGCTTCTCGCACAGGACTTGGAAGCCTGCCTTGCGAAGCTCAGCGATGCGTGCCGTGACGTTGGCGATCTGGTAGTGGAAGGCCGTCATGCGGGTGATGCCTCCATCACGATCAATGATGTCGGCAACTCGGGCCGCTTGGTTGCTGACTTCAGCGCACTGAACGGTGTGGGTATCTGCAACGAATACTGCTCTCATGGTTCTATCCTCAGTTGTAAAAGGTTACGGTGCCGGTATCGAAAAGTTCGGCTTCAGTTCTGCGACGTTTAACGAGTCCATCAAGGACCACTAGACGGCCCTTCACGGTCGCTTTGTTCCACTGCTTGAGGTACTTGGTGACGTTCCCGAAGTCCTTGACGCGCAGGCAGCGGGCCATGGAGGACATTAGGAAAGCCTCGGTGCCGATGTTGAATGCCACGCAGACCATTGCATCGAACTGGTCCTGCGTGAGGTCCGTCTGGCACGACAGGACACACCGCTCGAACCGCATCAGATCCAGTTGCAGAATGTGCTCTGCCATCTGCTCACCGATGGGTGTGGTGAAGGTGTCCGTGGGGACGATGACATGGCCCCATCCGATGGTCCGCTTACCAGCCGGACACAGATATGGCACTGAAGCGAATCCCCCTTTTGGCCCTTGCTCGTAGTGCTTTACTACGGACAGACCCTTCGGTCCTGTATTCATGGAACCACTCCTGTGGAATGAGTTTGTCGGCGTACTGGAACCCATGCTTGTTGCACCAGTCCGCGTAGGTAGTCTTCGAGTTGGTTGCGATCTTCGCGGCGCTCCTGCTGAACACGAATCGGATGTCGATGTCGGGCACCTGCTGCTTGATCAGGAGGTGCTTTGTCCTGTCAGCCAGCGTGAACCGGCCCTTAGCTTCGATGTAGATTCCGTTGTCCATGACGAAGTCCGGGTGGTACTTGTGCTCCATTGCTGGCGACACATAGCGCACCCGCTTGTCCTTAGGCTCGTACTCGAAGGCAACCCCTGCCAGCGTCATCTGCGTGGCAAGGGTTGCTTCGAGTCCTGAACGGAATTCATCGGTCCTTTTGGGGAACCGAGTCGCCATCTCAGAAGTCCGAGGGGTCTTCGGATTCCTGAACGGCAGCCGGGGCAGGTGCGGCAGCGGTCGGAGCAGCGATCACCTCGCCTTCCTCTTCGCCAAACGCATCAGCACCCGAAGCGGAGCCATAGCTGACCAGCTTGATGACCTGAACAGCCTCAAGACGGACGGCCACACCAACCTGCATCGAACTCGGGACGACATACGGATAGACCGTGATGCTGGCCTTGCAGATCGAGCCGCCACTGATGGAGACCTCACGAGGATCGACTGCGTTCTTCTTGGCGTCCACGCAGGGAACGAACTGGTGAGTACCAGTGGTGCCGTCCTTGCGGGTGAAGACTGCCTTCAGCTTCGCCTGAATGGTGACATCATTGGTCTCGTTGCCCTCATCGTCATAGACGGGTTTGATGGGCGAGTCAGCCATCGACATCTTCTTGAGTGCAGCCATGGCAGCAGCCTTGCCAGCGCCCTTAGCCTTCTCTTCGTACTCAGCACGGATCGTGGTCATGGCCACCTCGCGTGCCTCATCGATCTTCTGGGCGAACTCAACGACCTTGGGGTCATTGCGATCCATGCGGAGCTTGATCTCGAAGACACCTTCAGGATTGAACTTCGTGTTCGCTTTGCCGAGTGCGGGCCAGACTGCCACGCCAGCGGGGGTAACCATCTTGATGAACTTGCTCATTGTCTTTGTCCTAGTAGTAGAAAGGTTTGATCAGAAGTTCGCGTCTGCATCGACGGTGAACACTTGATCGAGGTAGGTCTTAAACAGGTCCGACATCCACTTGGCTTGCTTAGCGGTTGGCGGGTATGACAGGGCCGTCATGCTTCCCGCAAAGGAAATCTCACGGGGACTCATTTCATCGAGCCGGGTGCGGAGCAGGGTGTACCCGGCAAGGTTCATGGGAGAGAGCCGCTCGGTCTTTTTGAGTACCGGGGTGGTGAGGGTTAGATCCCCGCTTACAACCAGATCAGCGCAGGTCTGTTTGTTGTCTTCGGTGATAACTAGGGAGAAGCTGCTCATGACAGTTCCTTGATGTAGGTAAGCACTGTGGCCAGTTGGTCATCAGTAAGGGTTTCAAGTTCAGATGCGATGGCTTTCTTCAGGACCTGCCGGGGTGACAGGGCGATCCGCTGCTTGGGTGGACGGCCACCTTTGGGTTTCTCGGCGGGGGGTTTCGAGGCTGTTTCTTCAACCTTTTCAACGGGTTGCGAGTCCGTTCCGGAACGGACAGTCTCTGCCGTCTGTCGTTCCCGGTACTCCTGCTTGCGCTCGTTGGACTTCTCGTTCTCCTGCTGGAGTGTCGAAGTCCCGTTGGCAATCCGCAGGTACTTGTATGCGGTGTCCTTTCCGAATCCACACTCGCGCTGGACGAAGAAGTCAAAGGACCCCCGGTACTGCTTTGCCTCAACCAGCTTCTTCGCTTCGATCAGAAGAAGGCCCGCCGAGATTGCGTGCTGCTCTGCCTTGTCGGCGTACTGCGCTGCCATCCTGTGTCGGCCCTTGATCTCGCTGGCCACATTGCCCAGTTGGACTGTCAAGACGAAGCTGGAATGTTCACTCATGTTGTCACGCTCCTAGTAGTAGAAAGATCAGCAATCGAACAGGCCAGCGTCATGGCGGGCTTGACGGAGTGCCTGGTTATATGCACGATCACCGTACTGCGAGCGGTAACCGATCTCCACGGACGCCGGTACGGGGCGCTTGTCAACGACGGCTCGGAAGATCCGAAGGTCCATGTATTCGCGGTGGGTCAAGCCTATCAGTGTCTCGGCAGGAAGGTGTCCGGGTTTGTCCGTGGTTTTCATGTCAGATTTCCTTGTTCAAGTATTCGCGCAGGGCATAGGTCTGGGGTGTGTTCAGGGTCAGTGCGTCTTCGAGCCGTCGGCCTGAGGCAGGCAGGACTTCTCTGGGGTTCAGCCGGTAGCGACGGAGCAGGGCTTGAAACAGCATCGCTGCGCCTGCCACCTGTTCAGCCGGGGGAACTGCTTGGAGGCCATCGATGATTCCGAAGGCGACCTGAGCGGCTCGTGGGGCTGACACGGATGTCAGTGCGTCATTCATTCATGTGTGTCCTTGAAAGTTGTCAGGGGTCTTGGAGGGGATCGACTACTCTTCTCCACAGGGACGGGGTATAGCGGTGGTATTTCGGAGTGCCCACTAACTTAGCCATTCAGGTGCCCAGAAAGCAGAAAACCCCCCGGCTCTCACCGGAGGGTTTCTTTTTTGTAGCTCATCTAGTGAGCCACAGGCGTGCTAGACACAACCATGTAACCGACCTTTCTAGTATCGGAATGGTTAGGCGAAGAAGTAAGGCGAGGTGAGAACTGCCTTCAAATTCAAGGTGCCTGAGGCAGGGACTGCCGGGACATCCTTGTGGAACTCTTCAGGCAGCAGGGAGATGATCTCAGCGCGGAACTTCTCAAGCAGGTTCTCTTCGTGAAGGGCCACGAACTGCTCGCGAGTCACACGCTGAAGGGTCTCAATGTTGCCCGCATGGGTTCCATAGGAGTCATGAATCATCGCGAAGGCGTCGACTCCCTCGGCCTTGAGTGCATTGATGGTCATCCTCATGTGGCAGGCGTCCACGCTATGCACGAAGTTAGGGGCGATCCCGGTGGACTGCTTGCGGGTGTTACGTTCTTCCTTCGAGACTGCAACTGTCATCCTCACAACAGCACCACGAAGGTACAGGTCAAGGCGCTCCTCTTTCGCATACTCCTGCTGGACACTCATGCCGTCCTTCAGGGTCCACTTCGGCGACACTTCGGCCTTGTTGCAGACCTTGGCGCAGTCCCGCAGGAAGTCCATCGCTTCGCGGGCAGCACGCACCACCGTACCAGTGCCATCCCAATTCTTCATGGCCAGATAGTTGAATATCTTCTTCGCGCCAAGACCTGAGTCTCCGATGTACTTCATGACATCTTGAGTCCCGCCGATCTCTGCCCACAGTTGGTCCTGCATACCGCGACGGGTCACACCATAAGGCAGCGTCATGGTGTTCCGCTTGGTCATCTTGCGGGTGATCCCCTTCGCCAGCCAGAACTTCGCGAACGGAGCTTTCTCTTCGTCCATCAGATCCAGTTCGATTGACCGCGAAACTTCCTTTGCCACGAGTGAGTAAATGTCCGACGGGGTATCGCTGGCTTTCAGGTTGACCGCAGCGCCGCCCACCGGGTCACGGAGAATCGCGCTGTAGTGCTGAAGGCCATTGCAGGAGCCATCCATCCCCACAGCCAGACGAGACTGGAACATTGCTACGTCGTTCCCATCATTAACCCACTGAGTCAGGTCCGCGAACTCGAAGCAAAATGCGAGGAACTGGTAGGGTGAGTCAGCGTCCCTCCAGAAGGCATTCGGACGCAGGGGATCGCGGGCGTCCATCAGGATCTCGACTGCGTGATCTGCCACCCATGCCTTGCGGACCTCGAACGACTTCTTGTCCACTTCACCGTAGGTATTCGCGCCGTGCACAGCCAGCCACAGGTGGCCAAACTCACCGAGAGGCTTGGCATCTGCAAACTCCAGCAGGGCCTTAGAGAAGTCATTGCCTTGCGGGGTCACAAAACCAGGCAGGGGATAGGCGCGGCCACGGAAGTCCAGATTGTGCGGATAGTAGATCACTTCATAGCGCGACATCTTGGCGGCGATGTCCCGCTGAGTCATGAAGGACAGGTGAATGGCACAATCAGCGGCGATCTTCTGATTGATTGCCACGCAGGCTTTCTTCCACTCCACGAACTTGTTCACCTCTTCCTTGGTCCAAGTCTCGCGCTCGCGGTCCATGAACGGGTGGCGGGTGGGCATATCGAACTTCTCATGGGCAGGTTCGACGGCATTGGCCAGCACACGAGTATTGATGCGCCACCGGGTGTCCTGAAGGGCATTGATAGCCGCATAGGCATCCGCTGATCCCTTGCTGCGTGCGGTTTTGGTCTGCTTGAAGGACTTCTTTGTGAAGGACTTCTTGAAGGCACCCTTCTGCGTCAGGTAGCCACCACCAACCTCACCAGCCCATGGGAAGGGGCGCACCACCATCGGGAAGGTAACCGGGTGCAGGACAGACAGGGTCTCGTGAGCCTGACGAACCCACTCCACGGTTCCCTGAGTTGGGAGGACGTATGAGAGGGTAACCGTGCGGGCACCCATCTGCTTAATTAGGGTGTTCCGCTGAACCATGCCGGTCTCTTCGATGACGATCATCAACAGTTCAAGTCCTACCACCATGCGCTCCGTGTGGGTCCATGAGTACGTTGAGGACGCATCGAAGACCCCGGTGTACTCTCCCTGCTTCCGAAGGAAGGCCGACTTCACATTGGGATTCTTGCGGCGCTTCGACAGGGTAACGTAACGCTGGTGCATGAGGGGATCGGCCTCTTTCAAGCGTGATTCTAGATCCGTGTCTTCGATGGCAGTCATCATGCGGTCGATGAGGGTGACATCACGCACACCACCATCGACACAGGCACCCACGCAGGCACGCAGGGCATGAATGGCCAGTTCATCGGCGTCGAACTGCTGGATGAATTTCACCACGCCCACCCCACGGCCACCCTTGGAGATGTCCGCGTCCATCCATGCCTGAATGCGACCACGGACCGCCTCGAAACCCCGCTTGACCATCTGGACACCCGGTGTGAGGTCAACCAGATCCCGCTTCTCGACCAGCGCCATATACCGCTTGCGGCTGAACTCCACGGCGTCCACTTCGAGCTTCAACTCGGCGTCCACCAGATGGCGCGAGCGGTCCCCGTACTGCTCCTCGAAAGGCACGGCCCTCGTAGCGGAAGTGACTGCATTTGTGACATCCTTATCGGTGGCCGAAAGCTCACCGAAAGCCTTGATTTCAAACGAGAAACCCCCTTCGAGGTCCCCCGTGTTATCCTTCGATACCCCCGAATTCAAGGGGTCCGTGCTGATGGCCAATTTGCGATCTTCCATGCTCTGTCTACCTTTCAAGGATGATGTGACTGAACTTGTGACGCTTGTCACGGGTGCTTACTTGACGCTCTTATTACCGGAAGCGAAAGCCTCCAGTCGATCAACGGCGGTTTTCGCAGCCGATCCGGTTCCTTTTGCATACCGCAGGGTCATCTCAGGCTTCGAGTGGCCCATCCAATCCATTACGGTCCTAAGATCAGAACCCACCTCGAAAAGGCGGGTGGCCACGGTGTGACGGCCTGAGTGCATGACCACATCAGTCATGTCCAGCGCCACTCTGGCGACTCCCCAGTCCTTGTCGAACCGCTTCGCCCAATAGTTCGCCCGGTATCCCTCAGGGACCGGAAAGGCTTCTGTGCGGCCAGCCAGTCGGCGTTCAATTACAGCCATGGCACGGGTGGTCAGCGGAACCACACGAGCCTTGCCGGACTTGCTCCACTCAGCCGGGATCGTCACGGTCTGGCGTTCAGCCGAGTACATCCTGTCGCTGATGCGGCAGCACTCCATCAGCCGCAGCCCGGTGTCCAGAATGATCATCCATGCGTCCATCAGGTCCGTCTTTCCGGTCTGCTCAAGGTATGCCAGGAGTTTGGCTTCATCGTCCAGCGACAGGAACCGCTCGCGGGCATTGCCTGCCACCGACATCGGTTTGGGCATCTTCGGAAGGGACTGGATGATCCCATCACGCTCGGCCTGATCGAGGCACGCCTTGATGACCCACATCCGACTGTTCACGGTGCTGTTGGACAGACCAGAATCGACCAGACCACGCTGGATCGTTTCGAGCATATGCCGGTCGACGCGGGCCACAGGAGTGCTGAAGGGCAGATAGCCATCCGTTGCCAACTGCGTCAAATGGGTACGGGCATTGCGCCGGGTGCTCTCGGCAGCGTCCATCAGCCAGACACCGGCAATGGCACGGTCGAACGCTGTGGCAACGCTGTATGCGGTTTCCTTGGACTTCGTGAGACCTGAGTGCGTGCCATCTGCAAGGGCCAGCTTCAGTCTCATCAGAGCCTGCTCGGCCTGCTTAACGTCACTCGTACCGGAAGACTCCCTGTAGCGTACCCCTTGGTGGCTGATGTCGAGCCAGAGGGTGTCACCCCTGAGCCTGAGTCCTGCCGGTAACTTTTTCTGTTTCATGGTCACTTCGCCTTGTCGATTGCTTCGATTGCTTCAATGAATCGTTTACCTGCCTGCGTCAACTTGATCATCTTCCTTCGCCGGTACTCTGGATCGACCCTACTCTCCACTAGCCGTGGCCCCGGCGCTGCTATGGTGGCCCCCAGACCTAACTGCTGGATGTTTCGACTGCAGGTACTGTCTGGGATCCCCAATCTGTCCTTGATCATCCCCTGTGGAACCTCGTTTCCGTTCCGAGTCAACTCGGCTATCAGGTAGAAGGTTCGCTGAACTTCCATTTCCAGATTGTTCCTGCGGAAGGTGGTTGCCCACAGTTGCGTGATCAGTTGCTGCTTTCGTATTGAGTCCATCGGTGTAGCCAGAAGTGGTGGTGATGAACACGGATTCTATCTTCCACTACAGGCATGGTGTGTGTCAACAATGCGACCAATATTCACTTCGTTGGCACTCTGGAAGGCCCCGGAGGGCCTGCCGCAGGGTCATCGGAGAGTCATCAGAAGGGTGCTGCGGGTCCGGTGGGTGGCTTCGGCTTTTCCTGCTTTACCGGCCTGTTCATCCTGCCGAAGGGCCATGTAGGGTCTTTCTTGAACATCACAGGCCCCCTTCAATCACGGGTGCCCATTGTGTGGCCATTGCATCGGCGATCCCTTGGAAGGTCTTCGAGCGCTCCTTCCAGCGATCCGGCGACGGTCCCATCTTCCAGATCCGCTGCTCGCGTCCGGCCACGACATCGGTGGGCACGAGCTTTGGCAGGCCCTTCAGCCACAGGCAGGTGGCTTTCGTCTCCCCATGGCCAAACTGCCACGGCTGGATGATCTGGTCTGGCTTGCGGTACTGCGTGCTCATGATCCCGACCGGGTTCTCTACGGCCACGAAAGGGACGTGCGCGGTAGCGTGCTCGACCATGGCCATAAAGAACGCAATACCGGATGCCTGGCGTCCATCGGCTATCTTTTCAGGGAACCATCGCGCCCCTGATGCGGCCAGATGAGTGCATGGTGGGAAAGCGATGACCGCGTCCCATTCGTGACGTTTGATCACGGCCACGGCATCGGTGGCGAAGTGATAGAACGAGCCGTCATCGGCAGGCAGAAGGTCGCACGAGTAGGCATCGTGCCCTAGTTTGCGGAACGCCTCACGAACTGCGCCTGAGTATTCACAGGCAATCAGGATGTCTTTTCTGGCCACGTTATCGGTCCCCGTAGTGGAATGAATCGGCGATGCGAAGGTCTTTTGGCTGGTAACGCAGGGTCTGGCCAGCGACATCGACCAATACGGCTGATGGTTCAAGGTGATCGAGCGGCGATTGGCCATGAAACAAGGACCCGACGACGCGTCCTAGAATCGGTGTCTGGCCATTCGGTCGGCTGATGCGAACCTGCGTTCCCTTTAAGTACATGATGTCGGTCCTAGTATCGGGATGGTCAGGGAGCGGTACTCGAAACCCGCAGGCACAGCATCGGTTGATCGCGGTGAATGCGCTGCGCGACCGCATCAGCCTGAGCACGCGTGGTGCAGATGGCGAGGAGCGAGTAGCGTCCGCGTCCTAAGTATTCGGAGACGTAATAAGGGTGGTTCATGGCGGTCTATCCTTTCAAGGGCCGGTCACAGGGATTGTGTCCGGTATGGCTTAACTTCGGTCCTAGCAGAGGAACAGTTGAGGAACAAAGTCACGAATGGTCGAAAATAGCCGACGAACGGTAGCGACGAGCGGTAGCGACGAGCGGTAGGTAGCCGAAAAGGACCGCGAAGGATCTTGGAGGATCTTGGAGGA